TTGGCATGTTTGATGTTTACGTTTATGTTTTCTGAGAAATTAAATGGAAATTCCCGTTATAAATCTCGATTCCGTTTGACATCTGAAAAAGTTTGTAATTTCCACCATTTATATGAGAGAATACATGATGCGAATACTCTTGATGTTACAATGAAAACACACATTTCTTAGCTTTCAAACGCGGCGTCGCAGACGCAAGGTGCGTAGCACCGCAAAATGAAATCCCATCACTTCCCTGCGGGATTTTCGTCGATCCAAGTGTGCCACAAGTAACGTTGTTGCTGACTTAATGAATGCCCCATCGTGTCCGCTAACAATTTTCGCTCTATTCCTGACTTCGTTTCCAGTTTTAGATCGCGCCTTGAAATGTATATGTGACGCAAGGTCGTCAAACTTATGTCATTCTCAAATATCGCTTTCAGTGTTCGGTTCGCCCAACGGGAAAAGCTATTGGATGAATGATACGGCTTACCAGTTTGAGTGCTCACAAACAAGTGATCTCTCGGCTGTGTTGATAAAGAATCATTTATTTCAATATACAACTCCCTTGGTAATTTAATTGTGATGGGATCATACGATCTGTCTGTCTTAAACTCATTTAGGACGATACACGAATTGGTTTCCCTTCTGAAAATCAAATAATTTCCAATGTTGAAACGAGGTTTCTTGAAATAGATCTTCAGGTTGTGATAATCATTTCTGACAGGTGGTATCGCCGTGTACATGTAGAGTAATAGTCTTTCAAATGAACCCTTGCGCAAACCGTCCCGTTTAGCAATGATTGATTCATAACTTGTATACGCACCGACTTGTCGTTGTGTGGGGGCATTCGCATTATACTTCGCATCCAATACATCTTTTATCTTCTTTTTGGTTAATTTGTTCCATGAATCATATTCGTCTTTGTGTTTTTCTCTGAAAACCTGATTATAGTTGAATACGGCAATGAAGCAGCATGCGATTTTATCCGCAGTGTGCATGCTTTGTCTTTTCGAGTCGACTAACTTGAGGATCTCGGGAACGGTTTCTGCGGGGTTTAATAAAAGATGATGTAAATCCCTTTGTGCTTCCTCCTGAAAATCCGATATTCGCTTGAGGTATTCGGTTTTCGTGGATTCTTTTAAAAATCTGGTTCTCTTTATTGAGCCTAATAAATCTTCCTCTTCTGTCATTAAAATGTACACAGAAAAAAAACAAGAATTATGAATGAAAATGAATCAAACAATTACATAAATCTATCTATTCGTCCTCATCATCCTGTTCGTCCTCCTCATCGTCTCTAAGACAGACGGCACAGGGGGAAGCGAACATCTTACAGGTGTGTTCCCCTCGTTCCCACATCGCACTGATCTCAGGGTCGTGTCCGATATCATCATCATCATCGTCGGATGTATCACTGACAAGATCAACAACTTTGGTTTCACACATTCTTTTCTTTTTGACTTATGTCGACAGGATTTTTGTTTTCAGGACAAATGTCAGTCACTTTTCGTTGCACCGAGCACACGCAGCACGATCGGAGTCAAAATCGGGTAAAAATCGCACCTGGTGGAAAAATTTCAGGGCTTCGCTTGTGCTTCGTGGAATGATTTTCATTTTCAATTTCATCTCCATTTTCACTAAAGGAAATATTATCCCTTAAATCATACAATTGTGTTCAACGTGAAAAATGAAAATTTCCACAATGACATACGTTGCGAAAGTTGACACAGATCGTGATATTAAATGTCTTTACGATGAGTATTTACATAAGTCCATCGATACAGATCTATATGTGGAAGATAAATCGACAAAAGTCACTAAAAAAGGTCGACCTAAAAAATCATTTGGAAATCAAATGACTATTAAGTCAAGATCTAAAAAGTTTAATCTAAAACTATTTTACAATAAAAAAATACAGATTACTGGTATGAAATCTCTCGATGAGTTGATCGCAGTCTTCAAGACACTTGAACTCTTGTTCGACATTAAAATATATTCACGCAAATTGGTTATGAAAAATATGGTCACTGATCTAAATCGGCAACTGCAGCTCTACGCGTTGTACGATAAGATGAAAAATATGGGACTTCAAGTCTGTTACTCTCCAGAAATATATCCCGGATTGAAACTTAAACACAACGGTGTCACCGCTCTCATCTTCGCAACTGGCAAAATGATCATTTCGACAAAATCCGTAGAAGAGCCATATGAAACAGAACAATTGGTACGGCGGTGCGTCGAAGATGGTGATCAGAATTTCCATAAAGAACCATGTGGGAGTAGTGCGCATATCGCAACGGCATGATTGTTGATTAGACTCTCTTGTAACGCACTCACTTCGTCCAGTGTTAAAAATGTCCATCCACAGTTCTGACCATGAATTGTTCTCTTCTCGTTACCCCTCGTGTATATGCATTTCTCTCCAGATACTTCGTCAGTGAACCAGTGAGTGCATACCAAAAAAAATGGTAACACTTCAGAAAACGCCACTCCATACGAACGGTACATCTGATATAAAAATTTAGTACCGGTGAGGTGATAGACTTCTGCTTCTGATACATCTGTATATACACTACTCTCTCGGTTCACGATCTCGTCACAAAGTCGCCTCCAAAACATGTGCCCGGATTCCTTGCTGTAAAGAAAGCCATTGTGTAATGTGTTGTGTACATCCATCGAATTGTAGCATTCCTCCGTCAGTACAATTTCAGTCTCTTTCGGTCTATATCTGTCAAAATTGTCTAAGTTTTGCAATAATATGAAATCAAGATCAAAGTAGTAACCACCAAAATGAAGCATCAATAAATAACGGAAAAAATCACATTTGATTATGTTCCGATTCGTCTCTTGAGTAATAAATCGAGTGTACTCCGGATAGTTCTCTCTTATGAACTTGATGGACGACTTCAAATCCCACAGTAGGTACTGATAATGTGGGTTCGTTCGTGCAATGAAGTCCACGGTCACGTCACTCTCGCTCGGACTTTGACCCGTGCCAAAATCAAACCAGATTTGATGTATGATCTTCATCTCTGTTATTGACTCAGAAAATTATTTCTCTTATGGATCAAATCTGAATTTCACTACCCAATTCGTACCGTCGAATTTCTCAACGCTTAGATCCTCGCCGTCTACAGATTCTGCGAACCGCCACTTCTCCGCTATCGGTACCATGTTCAGCGTCGTTAAAAATCCGACGTTGTTTTGGAATACACTCACATTGATATTCGACGCATGCGCATCGACCCAAGAATCAAAAACGTCATTATATAATGCAGTCTCCGCTGAGTAGTCACCTGAAGCTGGCGTCGATTGATAAAAAGGTATGTTTTCCAGATCACCAGAGTTTCCCATCACTCCCCCGATACCAAGACGGGCCATGAGCCGCTTCTTCGCACTCACACCATTCCCCTGTTGCTTTACAACGTCAAGTGTGTCACGGGCTTGGTTGTATTGCAATGCAATCCTCACTTGAGCATTCGAATCGCCTCCGTAGTCACTCTCTTGGAATATTAGAGACTTCCCGACGAACACGTTCTCTTCGAACTTCGTCTCATTCTTGAATTCGGACTGCCCTAGCATCTGAAACTTTACACCCGAGTGAATTTGCAGCAGCTTCTCGGACGATAGACGAGTGACCGTGGATGATTCATTTATGACAACCCCACCAACATTTACGTACTCCGCTAATAGCTTCATCGTCTCTCGGGTTGATGAAAGTGCCATTGAGTTAGTGTAGCTGTCGTCTGAGATGTTCAGGGAGTAATTCGCATTGGCTGACGCGTCATTCGAACCTATGAAAAACTTTACATCTTTACTTACTCGAAATTGAAGATCCTCCGGAACATCATCATTATCGGGTGTGAAAAATTTGTTCGTCACAATCGTATTGAATTGAGTATAATTGGTGTAGTCGTCGCCCGCCGCAAAGGTATACGTCGCGTCAAGTGAACCATAAAATTCACCTACTGTGGTCATGTTACATTACACTGACAAAATATTTGAATCCGCGCTATTTTAAATAGCTATGAGCATGGACATTTCATTCTAAATATACTTAAAGGTTTGGTTCAAAAATATTAGAAATGACAAAGTTCTCCGTTCAAATGTTCAAAGATATCGAACGCGATATTAACGAATTCGTCACTGATAACTCGATCGAAACTACACTTAATGTCAAACACTCTCTTCTTAACGTCATTGATAGAATACACAACACTCCTAAATTTCTCGACGATGTTCGTAATGATTCAGATCTTCAGACGAAAACCACCTTGGTCGCAAAAAAATATATTTCTGAAATCGCTAACACAAATCTTGATGTCTCTCACAATTCTCAGGAAATCCCTAAGGTAATCATCCTGGATTCAAAAAAAACGACTCAAAACAATGATTGGTACACTTTCTCATTTGATGAAGATCTTGAGACTAAAAACTTGAATCTCGAATGCATTATCATTAAATCTAAGAATATAATTGACGCAAATCATGTTCATATACGCTGCAAACAAATGCCTCGATCCACTATCTTTAACGATAAACATATCAGCGATTACCACACTAGCCTTATTTTGACCCGCGTTGTGTCATTGGATAATACTTATTACTACCACTATAAGCCAATAACAAATAAGGGGCACACATCAAATATACGACTCGTCTTCTCTAAATTAGATATTGACATACTTGATCACAAACATCAGTCTATCACGTTTAAAGAACGCATTCCAGACTTGAAATGGAACGTCATACACGATAAAAATCAGATCGAAATCGTGTCCGATACACAAAAAATTAGACAATACAAACACTTTCACACAATCGATTCAAATCAAAACGTTTATGACTTGTCTCTCATGTCTCACGACGATGATGATCGGGTCACTTTACAATCAGATCACTCTTTCCCTGAAATTCTTAATGAATTACACATGGAAACTAACGAATTCACTTTGTTCTTCACATACAACTGAATTCACGATACGCTCTTCATGCATCCAAATACTCCCAATGCTAAACGATACAACCCGTCTCTCTTCCTTATCAAAATGCAAAAATGATCAATCATCACAGGTGCCATAGATCTTATCAGCTCCGCGTCTGTGTTGCCCACTAATAATTCGTCAATCACTTTTATGACAATCTCTTTCTTCTCTTGCCCTGATATTGATCTGACTTTGGTCAGAGTCTTCATTAACACAGAGACTAATTCACATGAGTTGAACTTATCGACTCCTTCTGATCTTATTTTCTTTATGACACCTTCGCATCTCAAGACAGCATTCCTAACCTCCACATTCGCGTAATCGATTTTATTCAACAATCGATCTAACTCAGTCGTCGACATTTCTTTTATATGATATGGAAAAACAGAACACGCATATTTAAACTGCACTACGCGATTCGAAAATTACTTAAGGCATAAACGCAGAAGAGGTGTATATGTACATCACTGAACCAGATAGAATCGAACTTGATAAAATATTTAATACAATCCCTTTACCTGATATAAAAAATATCTCCGATATAGAAGACGTTTCTAAAATACGTCCCTATTTTAGAATATGGGAAAAATATGCAGGTGTCGCAATCAGCGATCATGACATTCTCTCACAGTGTCAGACAATTCAAAAAAATAACATTAAGGTCGAAAATTTGAAGCAACTCCCCGTCGTCGAACAACGCAGCGACCAATGGTACAAAATGCGCGATCAAATGATCACAGCTAGTGATTTCGGACAAGCATTGGGAGTTGGTAAATTCGGCAGTACTAAGGATTTCTACATAAAAAAATGTGGGTATCAGCAACCACAACCGTTCTATGCCGGGGCTATGAGTCACGGAATTAGATACGAGCCAGTCGCTACGCGTGCCTACGAAATCAAAATGAACACAACAGTGCACGAATTCGGCCTATTACAGCACCCACAATTCGAGTTTTTGGGAGCTAGCCCGGATGGTATAACTGATCACGGTGTTATGCTTGAGATTAAGTGTCCTTTTAAAAGAAAAATTGACGGAGTCATCGTCGAGCAGTATCGTTATCAGATGCAGGGCCAACTTGATGTATCCAAACTAGATGTGTGTCACTTTCTGGAATGCAAATTTGAAGAGTACTTGGATTATATCGATTTCGAAGATGACTGGGATCCCGAAAAAGTATCCTCTAAAGAAGGACATCATAAAGGAGCTATTATCGAGTTCGCGGATGACACTGATCCAATATATTCTGATCCAGGAGTCACTAAAGATGAATTTACAAAGTGGTTCACGAAAACTATTCGAAATTTACATGACAGAGATTTCGT